ATTCCCAATACCGTCATCTTTAACGGTACACTCTGGCTTAATGTTATTTGTCCTGTGCCGCTGAAGCCTAACATGCCATGCACAGTCTTTGTTCCAGTAAACTCTGGTACAGCGTCATCAAGAACAGCTACACCAAAATTACGGAACGGAACTAGTTTATCATTTACTGTTAAGTTTTGTGTCTCAAACACAATAGCGTCTACTTGCATTATTCTTTTCTTTTTAGCTTGAACAGTGCCTTGAGCGAGCTGTGGCTCCGCTGGAAGCGTCTTAACAGTCACAGTGTAGTTCTGTCCTACCTGGTATGATGTCGTTGATGCTGTGGCAAAAGTTATAGTGTATGGTGACGCTGGTACAGTCTGTGCACTTTCTAAAACACCGTCACGAATAATTTCTACTTCTTTGCCTTCAAGATGTCCCATAGTAACGCTAGCCGCTGCACCACCAGTTTTAGCTGCGTCAAGTGTTAAATCATCATCAAACTGCTCTAAATAATAATTTACATTGCCATTAACAGTACGCTTTACAATCGCATACGTTGTTGCTAATTCGTTTGCAACAGCAATGTAACTGCCGTCAGTTGTAAATTTAGACGGTGCTATAACATTCTGTGATTGCAATATTGAATAAACAATCATAGTTCCATCATTGTTGACCAGGTATAATCTATCAGTTTCATCTGTTGATGCTGCTCGTCTGATTGATAAATCTACTGGATCACTTAGTAAATGCGAGCTAAGAACAGATAAAGGCACTGCACCATAGCTGTTTGTAGAATCTGTAAACTGAAAACTAACAATAGATTTACCTTGACGTTGTACAAAAATAGTTGCACCAGCAAGTGTTTCAATCGGTACGCCAGGCTTGTTACCTATTTGACTTTGCCTTTTTATAAGAAATGTAGAAGGCGTAATAGGATTTATATTAGCCTGGACAACGACAAACTCACCGCCTGTTGTAAAGATTTGCAAATCAGGACCAGAATTTATATGAGTAATTACGTTAAGTTGATTAGTATTTATTGTTGCTTCCAGGCTCTCATCATCAAGACCTGTGCCAGCATCAAAATTAAAATAGTCAACTACTTTACTACCCCATATTGTATTCTGCCTGGATTTACTTCCACCAAAATATAATCTGCCTTCATGGAAAGCGGCACTTCTTGGCCAACCTCTTGTGCTTGACCAGGTGTTTTCGTAACCATGTTCTGATTCCCAATCGCCAGTTGCAATGGGATCTGTGCTAAAGAATGGAATTTCTACATATGCTTTCATCTCTGTTGCACTAACAAACTCAACATATCTTGCTCGGCCAAAACCATTTTTTACATTGGCATATTCATCAACAGCTGATTCAGCAAACGCTTCTATTTTATAGTTTGTTGTTGCATCTGGTGCTGTGTCCCAAGCTGGATAAACAGTCAGGACTTTTGTTGACGCAACATAATCCTCAACATGGCGTGTTTGACCAGAGCCAGTGCCAGCTGTAAGCGTTATAAACATACCGTTAGGCTGATCGTCACTTGTAAAGCTAGATGCCGCCTTAAGAGTAATAGTATCCGCACCACCAGCTTGTGCTGTACCTGTATCAGTTGTTACTGACGATGCTGTTATACTTATGTTGCCAGAAACATCACTTGGCGTGATCGTAAATGTAGGTTCATGTGTATCTAACGCATACGCATATTTAGGAATAAATGTTAGCGGCAAGGCTTCAAGTGTCCAGCTAGTATCGCTATTACGTACCAAACGCTGTGTCTCTAAGTCTTCATGGCAAAGAATTAATGTGTCCACAGCCTGTGTATAATTTAACTCATCTAACATTGCTGCTGTTATGACAGTAGCCGTAATGTAATCATTTCCGCTACCATTTATGTTTGTTTGTAAAACACCAGCCTTAAATACATATATACGTTGGTTTACAAAAACAAGTGTGTAACTGTCGTTAACGCTAAACTCAAACGGTATGATTTTAAAATCTGTAAATGTTGTGCCAAAGTCATGTATGAATTTTGTACCAGGTCTACGCCTTACACCGCCTTGCGGCTGTACAATAACATTTGTAGCTGTCTCTAATCCATTCTTGTATTGTTGTAAATCAGTTCTAGCACGAAGTAACGGATCTAGTTCACCAACACTAAAGTTTGTTTGAAACTGAATTATCCGTGCCATATTAACCCCTTACATCTACAAGAGAATAATCCTCAATAACTTGTGGTGGTTGGCCACGACTGTCAATATTCATTGCTTCACGAAACAGACCACCTCGTCCATTTTCTCCAGGTGTTCCAAAAGCTAAAGACCTAAAATAGTCAGCCTTGCTTACTTGATCTGTAATAACCATGCCTAACTCAGCAGCCATTGCTGTACGCAAAAAATGCACAAAATAATTTGGCATCTTGCTCTCGCTTATTGTTGCCTGGTAATCAATATAAACTGTCTCTAAATTTGTATAGATCTGGTCACCGTATATTTCCCAGCCATAACGCAAAGGACTTTCATTTGTGCCAGAGCTGGCAAATAAAGCTCTTACACCAGAAAGCATACCACCAGGTAACTGGTAAGCATATTTCCATTCGTTTGTAGGTACAGTTGCTAATCTAGCTAGTTGTTCTTTTTGGTAAGACCAGCTCCAAGGATATCTGGATAATAAGCTATCTCTAAGATCTGGGTAAAGTCTGTCGCAAGCCTGAGCTGCGTCAGTACCTTCTGTAAAGGAAGAAAGCGGTGCGGCTCCCAGCATAATAAGTGCATCAGAACAAATTGATAAACTTGTATCGCCAGCTGCCATGCTGATCTCCTTCTTTTAAGAAAGGGCAGCCGAAGCTGCCCAATCAAGATTAGTCACCATCTGTCGCTGCTAGCGTAGTGCCATCAGCAACGTCAACAACTCCAGCGGAGTTTGATAAGACTTGTGTTAGTGTGCTAACTCTTGTGCCACCAGTAGATGTGACACAATAGATTAGATCACCAACAGCTAACGTATCAGAAATGTCATTAAAATAACCTTCTGTGTTTACAGTAGCGATAGTGTCTGCTGTTTGGTAGGAATAGATAGAAGGTGCATTACCTTTCTTACTTGCTCCTATTGTTGCAAAACCAGTTGAATCAAAAGCCATCGTTTATCCTCCTTATTCAGTACAAGATATCTTAACGATGCCTTCATCGTCAATAGCAACGGCACCAGCAGAAAACATTGATGAAACTAAGAAAGAAGTTTTTTCTGGAATGTAATTAACTTCTGATTTCATAGCCATTGATTCTGCGTATCCCATTGAATCACGATGCCAAGCAAAGCAAGTTCTGGTTGATGGTTTAGGCACGCCACCCTCATCACGGTCACCCATGGTAAGGATTTCAAAACCCATGAACGAGCTAATCTCGCCACGGACAAGTGCCTTAACGGTTGCGAAGTCACTAGAAGTAACCTCTGTTTCACCAAGTAAAGCATCTAATTGAGAAGCGTGCATAAGCATGTATCTACCTTCTGACGGCACATTGTTCTCATTAAGTGCCTTGGCAGCTGCTCTTAGCTTTTCAATATTCATGTTACTTGCAGCACCACCTACGCTGGTGGCAACTGTTGATGGAGATGAAGCAGCGTCAAGTGCATCAATGCAAAGCTGATCCATTCTTCTAGCGATAGATTTAGATACTACCTCGACAAGCTCCCTTCTCTCATCAAAGTTGATGTGAGATTGATGGAATATGTCGCTGTATTCAGCAGCTATATAATCGCTCATTGTTGCTGTGACTTGGCTGTATGTAACATTTAGCGGTGTCACATCTGTTTGAGGCACTCGAACAGTTGCAACGCCTTTACCTATTTTAGGAAATTTGACGGTGTTGCCCTGTACGCCTGTACGTGATCTCATAGTTCCACGTAACAAAGCCTCGGCTTGATATGCTTGTTTTACCTCTGATTCGAAGAGAGTAACAAAAGCGTTGGTTATACTCTGTGCCATAGCACTTTCTCCCATTAAAGTTAGAGTTATGACGCATACCGTTGACCGTTTATTAGGGCGGTTGCTTGCATGAAATAGTCATGCCACCAGTGGGTTCACCACATAGAAGGGCCGCAAGCGGTTAGCCTTCGCATACCATAATAAACTAATTTAATTTATTTTGCAATAAAACTAATTATTTGATTTTAACCATTGCTGTTCTATCTTAGTTCTGAAAGATGGATCACTCTTCCATCTTGGATCTGCAATAGCTGCTTCAAGATCAGAACGACTCATTTCTGGTGTAGAAACGGCACCCTGGATTGGTATCCCCTCGTTAGTTAACGATGAATGATATTTAAGGAAAGCGTTTATAGCATCAGCGTTATTCAAACTATAAGCAATAGCTTCACGCTCTTGTGTGTTAAGTGGTGCCTTCATTAACAATCGCTCAGTCATAGCAATCTTTTCTTGTGCTCTTTCACCTAACTTGTTCATTTCATCTCTACGATCTACTTCAACAGCTTCGTTTGCATCATTACTTAATTCTAAAACCTTTGATGCTAAATCATTAAATGCTGTCTGTGAGATACCGTATTCTTTTGCCCATTCTGTGTAAGCAGCAACAGTTGGATCTTCTGGATCTAAACCTTTGTCAACTAATTCTTTAATATCATAGTCACCATCTGGAGCTTTATGTTTGCCAGCCTTGAATTGCTTTTCTAATTCAGCATAAGACTTTGCTAACTTCTCTACGTCTGGACCATCTTCATCCCAAAATTTCTCTGGATAATAGTCAGGACGCTCTAAAGGTGCTTCTTCCTCAGTATCTGTTGTGTGCTGTGTCTCTTCTGCTTTAGCTTCTTCATGCAATGGCATTGGTGCTTCTTGTACAGCTTCTGGTGTTTCCATTGCTGCTTCTGGATTTATTAAAGGTTGCTGCGTTATTGCGGCTTCCTCTG